CAAAGGAAGAACAGTAATAGATCTGCGTGCTGTATGATTTATCTGATCGCTCGTCAATTCTGGCAGTGGGTTCCTTACCCATTCCCAAAACCATCCCCTCGCGTGCATATGCGTAGCATAGCCTAGAAGTTCCGTTATCTTTCAAACGATTAGATGTTATGAATTTAAAGCCGAGAAAAGTATCAACCTCACCTTGCACAAGCGCTTTTACCGTATTGAAATCGGCGCTTTGTACCGCAGTGGTGTTTAATAGATCTTCAATCTGCTCTGGTGAAACAACAATATATCTCTCTATTGAGGGATCGACGCTGTTTTGATCCATGACTTTTTTCGCGCTGACCAATTTCGCAATCGTGAGGCCGGCACTACCATGAGCGATCTTTTGCCCTGCCGGTAACGCTGTGGACGTTCCACCACTTACACCAGTTTTAGCTGTACCGCCTAAAGCAGCGATGATTTCATCATCCATTGCTCTACCGATAGCCGCTGCCGCTGCCTTTGCGTATGTTGACTCAGGCGATATTAACATTCTGATTTTGTCTTGATCGTCAACCAAATCAGCATATTCGTAATCCGTCATAGTCACCATTCGCCTAGCGTGCGGTGTATCCATTAATGGCGTATCCGAATGACGGCTTGATTTAGCTTGCGCTACACCAGAACCAATCTGCTCGAAAAACCCCTTTTCTCCGTTAACCGACTCAGTTCGCACAGTATTACGCAGTAATGAACCCATTTGCTGCGATAATAATGATACGTTTTGAGAATACTGATTAACGAAAGCAGTCGTAATCTGTGTACTCATTTAAAGTACCTCCGTTAAATAAAGTTAAAATTGAGGTGGGTTATCTCGTAAAAGGCCCAAAATAGTTTTTACCTTGAGGGATCCAAGGATTACCCCTCTGGTTCTGGAAATAACTGCTCATTGATCCTTAAAACACGTTGTATGTATTTATCGTGATCTGGGTGCATGTTGCTCCAATATGGCGTGCCAGGTTGCGTGAGTTCTCGCTTTTCGCGCTCAAGCTCATCCGGCGTGCTAATTTGCTCACTTGTCGGGCCGCCCAGGGTATCTTCACTTATCTGGTCAGCTAAAGCAGCAAACATTCTTATTACTTGCGGATTATCTCCTAAATAGGTTCCATCCTTCAGTTGTAATTCTCCAAAAATATCATCGGATCCTAGTAACTGAACAGCCGCGCCACGCGCTCTCTCTAGCTTTTGATCCAGGGCGTTACCCCATTCGCTTTGTAATTCGGCTCTGTTATCCGCGACAATCTGCGTAGCCGATTGTTCGTTTTGTACCGACGCCTGGTTAAAGGTTTCACTTAGAAAATCAACAACCTTAGAGGCTTGATTACCATTAAGGCCAACTGATAACGCTGTTTCTTTAAACGCACGTTGCTCATCATCGGTAAACGTATCAGGAAATTTTACCTCATACCCATCGATATTCGCCGGTGCGCCCAGCTTTTGATAGACCTCTAGCCTTTCTGCGTCCGTTGCGTGCTTACCTGGTATCGCTACTTTATCCGCACCTATCATACGTTGCGCGTGCATATAGGATTTTGCTAAACCATTTACGTCTTGAAAATTTTTAAATATAGGGTTGCCTTGAAACTCCTCGCCAAGCGTATCCGCAAAAGCAGCCGGTGTTTCTTGTGGTTGTGTTTCCTGAGATTGAGTTGGCTCAATTACCTCTGCTGTTTCATTCACTATTTAGATCCTTTCTTTTTTCTTCCATCATTCTTAAAATTAATAGAACAGCGTTGCGCTGCCCTTCGAAAAACGCACTTTCATGGGGATCCCCTGGAACATGCGTGGTTTGTTGAAAGCCAAACCTAGCTTTCAAATCGTCCAATACTCTCTTGCCCTCATTTGAGGAAAACACTTCTCTATATATACGCTGTAAATCTTCGACACCCATCATTCAGCCGAGCCTTGTCCACTCTGCAAGGCTTGCAATAATGGCGCGACGTTGCGCGCTTGCTCAGAGTTTTGCATTTCCTGTTCTTGCGATTGCTGCGCTGCCGCTGCTTCCTGTTGCTGTTTTCTCATCTCAGCGACTTCCTGATCCGATCGAACAACTCTTGCTGGCATGCCGGTGACTTCAACAAGATATTTCACCAAACCATCATTATCGATGTAATCCGTGATGCCTGGGATAACCTCGGCCAGCTGCGTCATTATCTCCACACCACGAACAAGATTTTGAAGATCACCAATTTTTTGTGCTTTCGCTAGTGGCGATACATATTCGATATCAATATCCTGACCTTGCAATTCGTCAGGAGCCGGTGGCAAAATGCCCTGGGATAGCAACAGTTCGAAAGTTCTTGATATGAGTGGTTGCAATAACTCTGATTGTAACCGGCCTAGCACTGGCCCTAACATGCGCAATCGTTCTTCTTGCATTTGCAGCGTTTGTGTCGCTGTCATTGTTTTGTTGGTTGATGCCAATAATTGATCGACATAAAAGATACGGCGTATTTGTTCTTGCCGCCTTTCCTCAACATTCAGCTGTAAAAGATTATTCGCGTCTGTTTTTAAAGGCTCTATTCTATCTCTGGATCCAGATCGATAAAAATTTAAGGCGCCTGGTGTTGTTCGTACCGGCAAAACATACCCATCATCAGGAACCATAAGCGGTGGATCCAGCTGCTTTTGTGCTGCTCGGATGCCTATTTCACCCATTTTCGATACCATCATTGTGTCAGCTAACGCTGTATGCGCCGGAGAATGCCCATAAACACTCGATGAATCTTTGGTAAACCTGGGCGTTGCCAAAACCATTGAGTCATAACCGCTCTCTTGCATTAGATATTTTGTATCAAAACAATAGTGAATAGACGCAAAAGGTTTATCTTTTGCCGTGGTTTTACCGGTGTCTCCTCGCGGATAAATAACATTAATGATGTTGTGTTTATCCAAGGGATTGGAGTCCAACGACTTTTTTATCCTGGGCGATAGGTTTTCTTTACCAAATTTCTGCTCGGCCTGGCGTGCGGTCAGTTCATACTTTCGAAAAACAGTATCAACTCTACCTTCATGGTTCTCTGCTATGTAGATCTCAGCAATATGACGCGCCGAGAACCGCAGTTCTTGACCTAGTTCCTTCTCAATTGCCAGTGCTCCAGTACCAAAAACAACTAAATCATAGTATAATTCATGGATTTCTTGCTGAAAATTGGATCGTTCAAGCGATTGATACATCTGCGCCGTGCAGATCTCAAGCCATTCATTTAATTTATCCTCCTGTTGGAGCGCTTTATCCCGAAATCGCATGGCGAACCAGGGAACACTTGGAGAGGTAAGCGTTCCGTGTAGGTTCGCCGCTAGCAATTCGACCGCATGTTGCGCCGTGGAGTCGAATATCTTTTGATCTTTTCGCTGACCAGCAGCACGTTTTCGCACAATATCCGCTTTTCTGGGTAGAAAATAATCAGCCACCTCTTGCCAGCGCTGCTCGATATTGCTTCTTTGCGTCTGAAGAGACTCAAATCTTTTATGCAATGTTGTGACTAATTGGTTGGTTTCCATTACGAACTCATCATGGTTTTTTTCTTTTTATTTCTATTGGCAAAGTTACGCGCTGCCTCAACGCTGCCAAATCCCCAGGCTTTCAAGGCCAACGCTTTTCTAGTTGGCTCGCCGTTTGGTTTCTTCATTGGGCCACGCATGCCGGCAAATCTGGCGGCAAAACTGACACGACGACCATCCGTTCCACTTTTCTGAGGACTCTTAAGATTGCTACCCTCCGTGCGTTTGAAGTAATCACGGCCCTTTTGGTTCAATCCGCCCTTGGGATTTTGGTATTTCTTCGCAACCATTAGGATTTCTTTGGCTTAAAGCCGCCCTTTTTCTCACTCATCATCGTGTAAACCTTAGGTTTTATCGTTGATTTCGCCTTACTTCTGGACGTACCGGCCGCTTTTCTCTTGTTCATGTTGGAATATAAGCCTGGTTTTGCCATCAGTAACCTCCCTGCATCATGGTTTTTTTCTTCTTTGAGCGCTTACCGCCCTTTAATCGACCATCAAAACGCTGCATCATGCGCTCCATCGGGTCTATATTCATGGACATAGACATGCCAGTTATCGGTTGTGTGGCTATTTTGCCCATCAATCCGGCTGCATTTTTAGGTTTGCGAGCCCTCATGTAATCAATCCCTTGAGTCGTCTAGCGCCACGCGTCGGCGCCTCAGTTAATAACCCTTGCGCGCTTGTTAAAATTGTACTTGATCGACCCTTTTTCTTTGTGCCAAGTGCCTCATCTTCTAAATCACCACTGCTTGTTGGATCTTCCGCCACTGTTTTTGGCGCTGCCGGTGGCTTTGGTTCTGTTTTTGTCGCTGCCGCTGGTGTAGAAGAGGTTGTGACCATAGTTTTTTGTGTGCCGCCAGCTGTCCTGTTGTTCTCTGAATCCGATTTTGTCTCATATCCCCTAGTTTCTCTAACGGATCGACCGGTATCTGGATCGGTTCGCTCACCACCTGGATCACGCATGTCCGCCATTGCGTTCATGGCGTTTTGCATATCAGCGGATCTGTCCGCTGCCGATCTCATATTCGACTGACCACCTAACAAAAAGTTATCAACCTTAGTATTTTCCTTATAAATTGGCGTGTTAGCGCGCGCAAAACTATCAAAACTCTGCGCTCCACTTGATAACGCCTCAATAAAGCTAGTGAAAAACCCCATGCTGCTCTCCTAGAATACGCGATAATCATTCACCGCTGTTTGCTGCGGCGCTTGAAATTGACGCTTGTTTTCTCTTAAACCGACTGCCGCGTATCGCAAAGCATCGGCGCTATGCGATGACCAATCGTGTTTTATTGTTTTAGAAAATGATCGTGTTCGCTCGTTATACGCTCTGTGATATTGCCTTAGTGCCTCCAGGCCATGCTTGCAGTTGTCGCGATCAAACCAGGTTCTTCCTATTAACAGCTGCGCTGCATGGATCCCATCATCAATCGGCAGCTTGGGAACCACTCTAAAATTTATTCCCAGATCCCAGGCAACCTCACGCCTACTCTTGCCGGATCCTAATTCTCTAACCTCGATATCGTGCGGCGCATAATGGGTATCATAGAGATACTCACGTTCTTGCAGCACCCGGGCGTAGTGCGGCAATCCCTCACCTCTCGCCTCGTAATAATCGATGAAATGTACCGCTCGTCCTACTGTTTGGACAAACCAAATCGCTGTGCTATCGCCGACACCCAGATCCCAAAAGGTATCGACACGGACAGAGGCATCATAGGGAACCTTTGTGATCCTATTATCTTGAAAACACTTCTGCAATTCCTTGCCAAAGATTGATCCCGGAACATTCGCCACCCAGGAACATTCGTATTCCTGATTGTATTGGTCTTCGGACATCCCAATCCGCGCTGAATCAAGTTCGGATTTAGGTAATATCCCTGTTTCACTCGCCTTATAGGTCGCTGAAAACCAGTCATCGGCCGCTGTTGCCGCCTCGTAGAGTTCGAAAAAAGCATTGTGTCCTCTTGGTGTACCAATAAATAAGGCTTTTCCTTCCCGATCTGACAGCGCTGGTCGTATAACTTCCGGAAATAAGTTCTCCGGCATGTCCGCCATCTCGTCCAAAACCGCCATATCTAAATATATTCCACGCAAACTCGCTGGATTTTCGGATCCTAACAGCTGTATTCTTGCGCCGTTGGGTAGATCACAGCGCAATTCCGTTTCGTGAAACCTCGCCATCGGTATATTTATGGCAAATTGTTTTAAATAATCCCATGCCACTTGCTTGGCCTGACGATACGTTGGCGCAATATAGGCATAACGTGGACTTTTTTGCTGGCACAAAACCGCTTCCCTAAGAAGATGATTGATCGCCATCACTG